GGAATAGTGCAGCACCACCGGGATCACAGCCGCCTTAAGCGCCGCAGCGCCTTCGACCGGCAGATCGACCGGGCGCGGCGCTTCCGCCTCAACCCAGTCGCACAGGCCGCCGAGCGTGCGGTCAGCAGAGATCACGGCGCCGATTTGGCCGCAAAGTGTGGCAAAGCCCGCATCACGGTCCACACCCTGCACGATAACCTCCAGCTCCACGCGGTGCTGGAAGTGATACAAAAGTGGCGACAGCGTCACCGCCGGATCTCCCGGATCGCCGTCGCGTAAGATTATGAGGCCAGAAGTTGGCACGCGTTCAGGCAGGACCTCGCCGCGCAGAACCGGGACGAACGGGATCAGCCGCAAGAGATCCGCAAGGGCGGTCAGGATGGTTTCGCGTGTCATCAGACTTTGCCCTCAACCCAGTTCGCTACAATCAATCCCGGCACGCGGTCCACGGCCCGCTCTGCATCGCGCGCCAGATCAAGGCGTTTTGCCAGCTTCACTTGGGGCACTAACAGAAATATCGGCACGGTTGCGACGCCGCGCCCGGTCTTTGACTTTGACGCGACACCCAACCCACGGCTGTTTAGTCGCCCTTCGGCGACCAGCAAACTCGGCCCCCGCCTGCGATAGACAAACTGCAACTTCAGACCTTGCCTGCGTTCCCATTCCCCGGGTGTGATCCGGCCACCACGGGCTGACTTGCCCGCAGCCGCTGTCGGGATCGCCAGCCAAAAGCCATTCTTGGACCGGATCAACGGGCCAGTGTCATGCGCGCGGAGGATCACCGGCGCTTGCGACCACACCAAGGCGGCCGCACTTAGGCTGTCACCAGATTTGGGATAGCTAGCGAGCCGGATTGAGTTGCCAAGCCGCCGCCCAAGCCCGGCACTGGTGATCTGAGCGCGCCAAGCGGTTTTCAGCCCTGTACCCGCCTCGCGCATGGCGGTTGAGACAGCTTTTTCGCCTGCTTTGATCTCGGCCGCCATCGCAGCAATCAGATCAGGCGCAAGATCGAGTTTGATCCTCATGCGGGGCTCAGTTCCAAGGTCCATATCAGCTTTTCCCGATCGCGACGAGGTTCGCCTTGAATCAGGAACGTCTCGTCTCCGATCAGGATTTGCTCTTGCGGACGCGGGGCCGGGATATCGGCCACACGAAGATCAATGCGCGTTGTTTCCGACCAAAGCCGCGCGGACCCGAACTCAGTGATCTCATCAGGTCGTCGCAGGATGCCCCGCGCACGGGTAAAGCGCCCCTCCCCGTCGCGGTGCCAGATTTCCACCGACATATTCAGGTCAGCAAACAGCGCACCGACAGCTGCAGCAAAGGCCGTCATCAGGTCCGCCGTGCTGAGCGCAGCACCTGCGGCCGGGTGCAGATCGGCAGCGGGTTCGACTCAATCTCGAGACGAACCCACTCATCGCGGTCCCGGTCGGGGATCATCCGCGCGTAAAGCGGCAGCCCCAGCGTGTTTACCGTCTCGAAGGTGTCAGCGGGGGCGTAGTAAATCTCGAACAGCCCCTCGACGCCTTCAGGATAGAAATAGGCCTTGTCGGTCGGCACACCAAATCCAAGGCCGCCGCGGTAGCGGTGGAAGCTGATGCCACCAAAGCTGACCGCTTCCCCAACGCGGCCCCGCATATCAGCTGCGGCGGCCGTATTCAGATAGGTCTCCCGCACTTCCTTGTGGGCCACAAGATCAGCAAAGAAGGCAGAGCCGCATTCAGCGCGAAGTTGCACCTGGCCAGCGGCAAGTCCGCCAAGACTGTCCTCAACACTTTCGATCAGGGCCTGGCAGCGTTTGCGCAGCGCCCCCGAGCCCGGGGTGGCATTGTCGAGGTCAAAATCCACTTCCACCGCAGGCGTGATACCAAACTCAACGTAGTAATTGATCACCGTCGCACCGTCCTTGGGGTCTTTCACCACCCCTTGGATACCGTTGAAGAGGTGGAACTCAAAGGTGGCCTCAGCGTCATTCCTAAGCCGCCCCATCTTGCGCGCAACCTCTGCCTGCACCTGTTGGGTTGCGGTTTCTGAGCCAAAGTCACGGATACCCTGGATCTCTGAGGCCCAGAGAACATCCTGCTTTTTAAACTGTCGACAGACAAAGGCCCGCATGTCGCGCCGTTCGGGGACCTGTTGTTCATAAGCCGAGCCACGCTCCGAGAACGGGATCAACGACAGCGTGCCATTGCGGCTCTCAATCATAATCGTACGCGCCCGCACACCGCGCGCGCCAAACAGGTTTGCTCCCGACAATATTGCAGGCTTGAAGGGGATGTTTTCGAGCGCGCGGGTCAACTCGATGATGCTGAAGGCGTCGCCTTCAAAGATGTCCATGGTGGCCATGAGCCGACCTCCTATTCAGGTGGGGATGATGGGTCTGCGCCGATCGCTCAGCGCAAAATGATGCCAAGGGCTGCCAATGCCGTGATGGCAGCAGTGATCTGCGCCTCAGTGGCGCCCTCGGGCAGGATGATCTCAGCGCGGTTCACGATGGCAGGGCCGCGCAAGATCACTACGCTGGCCGCGTCGGCGTCCGTGGCATCAATCGCAGCCCAGAGGATGCCTGCCGCGTTTTGGCTGCCATTTGTAGCTGCAGGTACGAGGCCGGTGTATTTACCACCCGTGGTGATTTTGCCGAGCACTGTGCCCGGGGCAAGTTTGCCCGCGCCAGAGGCGACTGTGATGGTTTCGCGGGTATAATCGCGCAGCACTTCCCAGACGAGGAAGTCGCCCGGGTGTGGGCCTTCGGTGAGCGTGGTCATGCAAATTTATCCTTTCAACTTGAAGGTGCGGGCGATCACATCGCCCCAGGGATGGGTGGAACTTGCCGAGCCCGGTTGGGCATGGGCGCTGCTGATATCAGGATCGATATCTGCCTTGGCGGCCAGAAGGGCTGCGCGAATGTCATCAAGACCTCTGTCCTCTTCCAAGAACCGTCCCGCCATTTGCGGCTGACCGGCGAGGCGGCACAGATCAATCACAGTGCGCGCATGCGCGATGGCTTCAGCACGGATGGCGCTGGCGTCGGGAGCAGTGTTGCCAACTCCAACAGTGCTCCGTCCCTCAGAGAGGGGAGCTGGTTCTGGACCCAGATCAAAAGTCTTGTCAGCCGCAAGAGTTTCTGGATCCGGCGCGGGTTCCGCGTCTGGACCTGCTTCAAGGTGAGCCCCAGCAGCTTCGACGCTCTTATTGGGGTCCGTAACGGTGGAACCGGACTCACGCGACAGCGGATCGCTGATCTGAATACCGTCGTGACTATCAACAGTTTCACCCACCCCAGCCTCTGCCGCCTCTGCCGCCTCGACGGCCTCGACAAGCACCGGCGGTGCATTGCGGAAGCGCCCGATGTCGAAGCTGGCGGCAATACGGACTGGCTCTGCCATCCGCGTGGCCAGTCCCAGATCCAATGCGTCCTGCGCATCGAACCATGTCTCTGCAGCCATCAGGGCTGCAATCTCCGTCTCGGGCTTGCCAGATTTGGCGGCATAACCCCGGGTCATGCTCCCCGCAATCTTGTCCAGCGTGTCAGCCATCCCTCGCATCTCAGTGGCTGTGCCCATGACAAGGCCGGAGGGATCATGGATCATCATGAAAGCATTCTCCGGCATGACGATCTCGTCACCCGCCATTGCAATGTAGCTGGCAGCCGAAGCCGCAATCCCGTCGATCCAAACGGTGATCTCGCCTGTATGACGCTTTAGCGCATTGTAGATCGCCACTGCATCAAACACCGAGCCGCCCGGACTGTTGATCCGCAAAGCCAGCGGCGTGCCATCCGGCAACGCGCCCAGTTCCGCCAGAAACCCCTTTGCCGAGACGCCATAAGCCCCGATTTCGTCATAGATCACCACCTCCGCGCCCGTGGCTAGGGCGCGGATCGTGTACCAGCTGTTCATGCTGTCACTCCTGTTCAGATGTATCGTTGGTGCCAGCACCAGCGTCGCCGCCAGCATCCGGCAATTGCGCCGGTGTCGCCCGCGCGCCCTGCGTCTCGCCCGGACTGGTGCGGTACTGCAGGCCCAGTGCCGCCACGCGGGCCGCGTCGGTCGCGTTTTCTCGGTCGATTTCCTCGACGTCGTAGCCCGTCGCCTGGACGACCTTGCGGCGCGAGACGATCCCGGCTTCCATCGCCAGCACTTGCGCCTGGATGTCTTTCAGCGGATCGACCCAATCCCAGCGTGGCGGGATCCAGTTCACCGGGCGGTAGCGCGCGGGGGACCGCGCGAAGTCCGGTATCTCCAATGCGCCCGACAGCACCGCCGTTTCCAGCCAGCGCGCCCAGACCGGGCGGCAGAGCTGGTGCGCGACAACACCGTGCTGCAACTGCTCGACACGGCGGCGGAACTCGACCAGTTCGGCGCGCAGGCTGGAATAGTTGGCCTGGCGCACATCGCCGGTCACCAGATGATAGGGCAGCCCCAGCGAGGCCGAGACCGACAGCAGCGTCCGGTACTGAAATGCCTCATAGCCGCCGCCGACATCGGCGGGGGTGGAGAATTTCACATCCTCGCCGGGCAAGAGCACCTGCAGCGTGCCTGGCTCCAGACTGACGGTCGCACCGCTGTCGTCGGTCGCCTCGATCTCGCCCATCAGTTGCTCTTCGGGTGCTGTTTTGGTGATGAAGCCTGCAAACATCGCAGCCGTCTTCTTGCGGTCCAGTTCGGCGTCATCATATTGGTCGAGCTAAAACAGCCGCACCATGGC